CTCATAGATGATGTCGGCGGCAATCACCGGCAGGTCGTTCAGGTCGCCCAGCATGTAGGCGCGGGGCTTGTCAGCAGCAAGCGTGGTCATGGCGCGTTACTCCTTCCGGCTGTAGATCTTGACGAGGCCGCCCGCGTTGGCCTTTTCGAAGGCCAGATAGGCGGCAAACGAGGAGTATTCCTCGCGCAGGGCCGGGTCCCGGTCCCACGTCGCCTGGCACCGCTCCTCGAGCGGCAGCTTGGCTTCCTCGGCCGCGCGCTCCTCGGCGGTCTTCTCCACCGACGGCTTGGTGGCCGGCTCGACCGAGGCGACTTTGGGCAGGCCCTGCTCGTTCGCGCGCTGCGTGTCGAGATAGGCGCTGGACTTGTTCTTCGACTCCTGCACCTGGCGGACCGCCGCCTTCTCCGGCGTACAGTCCGGGTCGGCCTTGCACTCGGCGGCCAGCTTCTCGTAGCCGGGCAGAATGTTGGCCTCGATACCGGCAAGGCGTGCGCGCTCGGCGGACGCCCCCTCGGCGATGAGCGCCGCGGCGATCGCCGGGTGCTCCGTCTTCACGCTTTCCAGCGTCAGGCTCATGGATGTCTCCTCGATGAGCTGGGGTGAATGGGCGCGCGCGCCCGGTACAGACGCCGAACGCGCCGCGTTCGTCGCCAATTCCTTGATCAGGTCCTCGTAGTTGCCGACCGCGTCGGCCATGCCGGCTGCGATGGCCGCTTGCGGCAGCAGCAGGTCGCCGCGGCCAAAGCTGGTCGCGACCACATCCGCGCTGACACCGCGGAACGCCGCGACGCTGTCGATGAAGATGGCCGCGAGCGCGTCGACCCGCGCCTGGATTTTCGCCGCGCCCTCGTCGGTGCTCGGGTCGATCCGCTTGTCCGGCGACTGGGACGACACGAACTGATAGACGCCGCTGCCATCCCGCGGCTTGTCGGTGACCACCGACGCAATCACGCCGATGGACCCTACATGCGCCGTCTTCGCCAACACGACGCGCGGTGCTGCTGCGGCGATCCAGTAGCCCGCCGACGCGGCCATGTTGTCCACATAGGCCACCAGCGGTTTGACGGCGGAGGCAGCGCGGACCTGGTCCGCGAACTCCGCCACGCCGCTCGCCTGGCCGCCTGGGGTATCCAGCTTCAGTACGATCGCTTTCACCTGCGGATCGGCCACCGCGGCGCCCAGCTCCTGCGCCAGGATGCCCAGCGAGGTCGCGCCGGACAGGTCGGTGAACAGGTTCGCGTAGCGGAAGATTGGCCCCGTGACCGGGATCGTCGCCACGCCATCACGCATCGTCACCGAGCGGGTATTCTGAAGCGGGCGTCCGATTTTCGCGGCCACGGCATCCAGGTCATCGACGTTGCGAGCCGCGATTTCGAGAATCTGGATCAACCAGTCCTCTGTGATCGCCCACGGCTCGCGGGCTACGGCTTCCCAGGCGCGCATCAGTTCTGCTCCTCGTCCTCGGCGTTCTTGTCCGGGTCGGTACTGTCCGCCGCAGCCGCCTGGGCCGTGACCGGCGGCGGCGGCTTGGTGCCATCGGCCGCGATCCGGGCGGTTTCCTTCGCCCGCTGCCGCTGGTCCGCCGACCAGTCGCCGCCGTTCAGCGCCACCGTCTCGCGGTCCCTTGTCGACAGGTGACCGTCGATCGCATCCACGGCCGCCTTCACTTCCTTGGATGGATCGAGCGTCCCGGCCGACGGGCCGATCCAGTCGTGCGCCAACCAGGCCGCGCGGATCTCCGGGTCCTCAAAGAACCCCGGCGCCGCCAGGTTGCCGCGCGCGATATGCTCGCTGATCACGGCCTCCCAGCTCGGCACGCAGTAATCCTGCACCAGGCTGAAGCGCATTGACTTGAACGCCTTCCAGGCCTCCAGCAGTTCGCCTCGGCTGGCCGAATAGGACGCCCTGAACTGCTTCACCAGCAGCGACATCGGCAGCTCCAGCGCCGCGCCGATCTGCTGCAGGATCGCCTCGACGAACGGCGCGAACGCCTCGTTCGGCCGTCCCGGATTGGGGTTCTGCACTTCCTCGTCCTGGCCAAGGTCGAGGATCGCCCCGTAGCCCAGCTTCAGCTCGCTGCCGGCCGCCGTCCCCTGGGGGCCGCCGTCCGGATCCGGGCCCACGTTTAGGCCCTCGCCGCTCGAGGTCTTGATGAAGTACGTGATCATGCCGCTGATCACCGCCGCCATCAGTTCCGCCTCGCGGTACTGGTCCAGCTGCTTGAAGCTCTCGATCACCGGCGCCAGGATCGGTATGCCGCGCGACTGCTCCGGCCGCTTGATGCCATAGATCAGGAACGCCATCCGCGTCCCGTCCTTCGACCAGGCCGGCACGAACGTCCATGTCCTGGCCGTTGGCCCGATTGTTAGATCGCCAGGATGCTGGTCCTGAACGTGATACCCCGCCACACGGCCCTGAGCGTCCTTCTCGACGCCGTCGCGAAGCGTGGCCGAATTCCGCCGGCCGGTCGGATTCGAAACGCGGTCCGCCTCGACGAACTGCCACCGATGCCCGATCAGTCCGCCGTCGTCCTCGGTAAACCGCCGAATACACAGGATGTCCCCGCGCACCAGCTTGCCAATCAGCACCAGCTGCTGCGCATCAACTTCGCCCAGCTCGCGGGTCGTATCGACGCCGTACGGGCCCAACGCGTGCAGGCGGTAGAGCCATTCGGCCCGCGCCTCCCAGGCGTCGGCCACCTCGTCGCTGTTCAGCCGCAGCACGTCGCGATTGATCCGCGCCTTGGGCACAAGGCCGGTACCGACGACGTTGGTCACCATCGTGTTGATGGCCCCGGTCGCCAACGGCGCGTTGTTGTAAAGGTCCTGGCTGCGTTCGCGCAGTGTCGACAGGTCGCCCAGCAGATCCGCGTCGGCGCTGCCCGGCGACGCCGACCATTCCTGGGTCGCCCGGCGATCCTTCCTCGCACCGATATACGCACCGCGGGCTTCGCTCATCGCGATGTCCACGCGCGCCTTCGCCCGCCGCGCCGCCCACACCGGGGCAACGGCCGCGATCGCCCGATCCAGCCGTGAAGGTTCAGGCAGCTTCAGCTTCCTCACCTCGGCACCCCGTAGCGCACACGGATGCCGCCGCCATTGGCCTGGCGGTTTGCCCTGCCCTCATACTCGGCTTCCAGGAGGCGCAGCTTGTCGAGATCTGCCTCCACCACGCGCTTGCCGTCGAACTGGACGTCCTGGCCGCCCGTCAGAATCGCGTCGATCGCGGCCTGCACCAGCTGCAGGCGCGCTGCCCAGTCCGTCGCCATGTTTTAGATCCTCACTCCCGCCGACCGTACGCCGCGCCCGCGCCGGGGCACCCCGGCACCGGCGAACGCCGTCGCGTTGAATTTCTGTTCGGCGGCCTGGACCGCCTCGGGCTTCGGGGCGGCGGCCTCCGCCTTCGCCGCGGCGCCGATCTTCGTATCCTTCCGCCGCACCGGCGGAACCGGCGCGGACGGCCCGGGCGACCGCGCCCACTCAGGCACCCAGCCCAGGTCGACCCGCTGGCCGGCCAAGCGCAGCACCACCGTGTAGGCATACACGTAGAGGTCGATCAGCTCGTTGCGGGCGGCGATCTTGACCCACAGTCCCTTGCGCTTCTCTTCGGCCAGCAGTTCGGCCAGCACGGTCTCCGGCAGGTTCTCGGGGAAATGGATATACCCCGCCCCCGGATCCTCGCGCCGCAGACGCGCGTCCAGCACGTCCTTCAGCACGTGGACGTTCGGCTTGAACAGCTGCGCGCCGGTCTTGCGCGGACCGCCCTTGCGCTTCTGCTCCAGCCAGGTCGACGGCAGCAGCGGCCCGTTGGGCTGGTTGCCGCCCTTGACCAGCGTCACCCGCTCGCGCGACACCAGCCGGGTCGCCAGCGCCCAGAACTTGTAGGCGTTGTCCGACACGCCGGGTTCGCCGCCCGTGTCGATCGCCCAGCCCAGCACCGGCAGCGAGGCCTCTGCCCCGTCGCGGGCCGCCTGCCCGGACAGCGGCCAGCGCCGCGAGAACAGCGGCAGCAGCACCCGCCAGTGCTCCAGGTGCGACGCCGGGTCCACCGACGACGAGCCGTCCTCGAGCATGAAGATCTCGAACCGGTCGACCAGCCAGCTTTCGCCGCCCGCCCCCCAGCCCCAGACCGAAACCACGAACCGGCCCTTCTGCACGTCCACCGAGCCGGTCAGGAACACCACGCCAGGCGGCACGGTCCCCAGCATCCAGCCCAGCTCCAGCCGGTCCTTCAACTCCTCGACCGTCACCCGCGGCGCTTCCGCCAGCCGCGACCGGTAGTTCTTCCCGATCCGCGTCTGGTAGAACGTCTTCAGCGGGTTCTCGTCCTGCCGCGCTTCAAACGCCTGCTCTGCCTCGAACCACTCGGAAGCCAGCGTCCCCCACGACAGAAACCCGAAAAGGCCGTCGAAGGTAAAGGTGCGGCGGGATCCGCCGATCTTCTCGCCCAGAATGGTGCCGTCCGCCGCGATCGTTTGATGCGGTTCCAGCCATATCTCCGTCGCCGCCAGGGCGCGCTTCTCGCGCGGCAAAATGATGCAGCCATTGGTCGGACACACGACGTGCGCCGACACCGCAGCGTCATCGGCAGTTCCATCGCGGCGAAACTTCAAGTGCTGATCAGTCTCTGGCACGAAGTACTCCTGACAGTGTGGGCACTGCCAGTGCAGTCGTTCGTTCGTACCAGACTTCACCAGTCCATCGATTCCCCGTCCGTCGCCAAGGGCCGGGCTGGAACTGACATAGCTTTTCTCGCGACCTTCGAACGTGGTCTGTCGAGCCGTCATCAGCATGACGGCCGTGCCCTGACCGTCGATATCCTCGTCATACTGGTCGTAGTCGTCGAGCCAGCCTCGCGGCACCGGCCGCTGAGTGAACTCCGAGCCCACCGGCCATATTGCAAAGAGCGACATTCCCCGGAACCATTTCCGGAAGATGTTGTCGGCCCCCTGGTCGGCCAGCTGCTTGTCGCGCAGACGGTTGCCTTTCACGAGGTCGAGCAGTTCATCGACCCGCTCTTCGCTGAAGGTTTGCGCCAAGCCCTTGGTCGGTTGGCAGACCAGGCAGTCAGCCGGATCCACATCGATCTGCCACCCGAGCCAGTTAAGCCCGAGATCCGTCTTGCCAGCCTGAGAAGGCCCCTTGACCGCCACCATCTTCACCAGCGGGTCCGAAAGTGCCCGCATCGGCTCAACCAGATAGGGCGCGATGGTGTTGTCCCAGTCGCCGGAATAGCCACCGCCAGGGTTGCTCAAGATCCTGTAACGCGCCGCCCAGCCGGCGACGTCAATCGCTTCAGGCGGCCGCAGCAGTTCCGCCAGGCCCGCCGCCAGCGCCCTCGCGCTTGCCGTCCGGACCGGCTTCAGTTCCTGATACATCCAACCCCTGCACCCCATCGGCGAGCTTGTTCAGCGCCGTATGGATTTCCTGGTCGATCATCGCTCGTTGTTCGCGGCTCAATTCGCCGAACTTCGCGAGACGGTCCGGCAACGCCAACAAGATGCTCCGCGCCTCCGCCATCACGCTCGACCAAACGGCCCTGACCTCCGATACCGACAGAAGCAGGCCGGTCGCCTGGGCGAGCTTAAGCTGCTCGTTCGCCAGCCGCGTCGCCTTCAGCTTGTCGTCAAGCGACATCGCCGCTGGCGTGTTGGCATCCTCATCCACGCCCAG